CTCGTGTCGAGAGCGCGGTCTATGTCCGTGATGAGGTGATGCTGTGCGAGGTCAAGTTCAACCTCGCCGAAAAGTTGCGGGAATGCCTCAGCCCAAATGTCCTGAGCTGTGGCCCCAGTTATCGCTTTGTCTGCTTCGGCAGCCTGTCTTGCGGCTGCTTCACGTTCGGCTTTCCATCCGTCGGGGTAGACGTAGTGGGGGTATTTGCCAGTCGAATCAGGGTTTCCAATGCCGAACTGGGCGATGTCCGCGAGGGTGAGAGCCCCAAACGTGCGACCAGCGCCCAGAGTGCTTTTACACCTCCAGCAAGGCCTTCACCGCCTTCGATGTAGGCGTTGACACCAGAAACTCCAAGGATCGTCTGCCAGAACATGGCGGCGAGCGCAACAGATTCCGTTTCGGGAATTGACAGTTCGAGTCCCATCCGGTTCCCGACACTGCGTTCGCCAAGCGGTCGCGGTACCCACATGTCACCGTCGAGGATTGCGCCGTCAACGGCGATGGCCAGAGCATCGGTCATCTGCTCGCTAGTGGCGGTGCCGGTTGCCCCACTGAGATACGTGTCGGTGATCTGCATACCTGCACGCCCAGGGAGGGGCTTGATGATGAATGGTTCGTCGATACCGATCACAGTGATGTGAAGGTCGCGGCCCTGTTGGGAAGCGGTTATGGTCATGAGTGGATGTGCTCCTTGCAATGAGGGAAAGGGTGGTCACCCGGCGGCGACCGGTCAGGCCACCGCCGGGGAGTGAACTTGCTAGATAGCGGCGACGTACGCGAACGCTGCGGATGCACCGGTCGCGTTCGTGTCGATGATCGGAGCCGCACCAGAAACGGTGGCGGGAACGAGCATCGCGAGGGTGTTGTCGTCGTACACGGTGAACTCCAAGACAGCAGCGCCGTCCATGGTGATACCCGTGGTGCCGGTGAACTTGTAACCGCGGAGGACGATGATCTCGCCCACAGCAGCACCCGACACCGGCGACACCGACTCGATGATCGGCTCACCCGTGCCAGCAATCGGCGACGTGATGTAATCCACGACACCGTTCGAGGTGAACGTGAACTTGTACCCGCCGGACTCTGCGAACCCGGTCTTCAAAGGTGCGACGGACACGGAGAAGTTTCCCTCGATGGCGGGGATGTTCTCATCCTTACCATCGAACAGTTGGATGTCGACCTTGTTCGCGGCACCCTTCGACTTGGCGATGTTGAGCAGGGCGATGAGCCACGTCTGGGCAATCGCGCCGGTGTCGTCGCGGACAGCTTCAACGTCGGTCGTGATGACCCAGTTTTCGCCAATCTTCTCCATCGACTGAGTGGTCTTGTTGCCGTAGTTTTCTCTCGGCTGGGTGACATCTGTGGGAAGCCCGTTGATGTTGTTGCAGTCGCCGGAGATGTTCTCGAAGACACCACCACGCTTGACGCGGAGAATCTTCTCGTGGGCGAGCTGCAGGCTGCCCTCAGTCTGGGCGGTGGCATCATATATTGCAGTTGACATTTATTGCTCCTTGATTTGATGGGGGATATCGGCGCACGCCGACTGCCCCTCTGTGAGGAGGGGTGGTTTTGTGGTCCGCTCAGGCGGAAGGCCGATAACTGCGGTTGCGCGCAACTCGGTCGTCAACATTGTCTTGAACAGTGCCAAGGAGAAGGTGCTCGGGATTGCAGCACGGCGGGTTGTCGCACGAGTGGCGAACAAGCAAACCCTCAGGTATCGGGCCGTAAGCGAGTACATATGCGGCTCGATGAGTGCCTACGGTCTTGCCCTCGAAGCGGATACGTCCGTATCCCCACCGGTCTACAGAGTTGATCCACTCGATGCAACCATTGGGTTGAACCGAGAGTCCGGATGCGAGTCGTTTATCGATCGGTGCGCCGGGACCGACATTACGGCTATTGCCAGTGCGGTTATATAACTGCCCGTTTCCACCCTTGCGCTTGTAGTGCATTTTGCACATACTGCGCGCGTAGTGCGTGCGGTCGCAGCCTTCGATGGAACATGTACGCTTTGTCATATCAGCACTCCAATGCTGGTCATGCCCCCGGTCTGTTAGCGCAGATGCGGGGGTCTTCCATAAGCGTACGATCAGCCACCGACAATAGGGCGACGGCCTCTGAGGTAGAACGTCTGCGCGGTTGAATACCGGCCGTTGTTGTCCCTCGTGAAGGTCAGCTGCGAAAACAAAGAAACCCACGACACGTTGAACCCGGCTGGGATGTTCTGCTTCTGGTCGAGGGCAACCGCAAGGTTCCATGCGAGGTTGCGGGACTGTACCTTTGTGCCCTTGAGTCGAGAGAGAATCTGGATGCGGTGCGTGAAGTTCGCACGGCCTTCGCGGACAGGGTCGAGAGTGGTGAGCGCAATCACGTTGTCGAGAGTGGTGGGCAGGTCTGGGCCTGAGACGATCGCGGGGCGCTCAAGTGTTGCCTCAGCAGTCGTGTATACGGCGTTGGGCTTGTACAGGCCAAGTTCGATGTCATCGAGGTGCTGCGCCAGGCCACGCTCGAACAGGACTAGGTAGGAATCAGGCACCGCCAGCCTCCTTCGCAACGATCTTTCGGAGCTCCTCAACGTTATTCATCGCAGGGTCTTCCAAATATTTGCCCTTGGCGCCGGGGTTGCTGTCGGTGGAGAAGTTGTATTCGGGGTGTTCGTGGAGGCGTGCAGCCTGGGGGCGGTCGTAGACGATCTGTGTCGTGTCGCCGATCTGCTCGGCGTTGACGACCTGCCCTGACTCGGAAAGGTCGCCATTGTCGAACGGGACCTCTTGCGAGGAGAGCGCGAGGACGCGTTCGCCAGCCTTGTTCTGCCCTCGCACAGCACCCATAAGGATTTCGGCAACGACGGCATTGAAGTTGAGGGTGACGGTGACTTGCGAGCTGATGTCATTCATGTTGCCCAAATCTCCACATGGCTCGGTGTTCTCGGATAGTCGAAGAACGCGGAGTCGATTACTTCGGCCTCACGTTCCCGCGTAGTACCCGCCCACACAGTGACTTTTGACGCGGGCAGCACATCATTTGCGGTGAGCAGCACAACGAAAGTTGCGGCGGTGATCTCTTGCCCTACCGTGGGGGAGGATGAGCGGCGGTCGACGACGAGCTTCGACTTCTGCTCCACATACGCGGGCACATCCGGTACTGGTTCGGCGTAGGTGACACCCTCGGCACCCTCCCCGGCGAGGCGGGTGACGATGATGCGGTGCGGTAAGTGCTTCTTTCGCAGGCGGGGCATGAGCGCTCCCTACGAGTGGTAGACGGTCGCGGAGATCAGGCCCGCGTTCGTGAGGATGGTGACAGCAGCTTCACCGATGCGCTGAACAAGTTTCTCGCGAGGACTGAGACCCTGCTGGGTGCTGCTGGTAGTGCCGAGCGACACAGAGCCGATCTTCACCGCACCCTGTGCAGCATCAGCCCCGCGAACATCGCCGGTCTCTTCCCAAAACTCGACGATCGCGCACGTCGCTTCTTTGAACGCATCGGAAATCGTGGCGTCGGTGGGGAAGTTGTCCTCGTCGACGTCGTACCGGGAGAGGCGGGTGAGACCATCGACCTCGGAGGATGCCGCGCGGAGCCGTTTGTTGAGTACCGTTAGTTCAACGTCGGCGGGTTCCTCAGCCAGTGCGGCGTAGTCGATCGCTGTGGCATACACACGCTGGGCCATGTTCTATTCCTCGTCGTTGTCGATGCGAGCACGAATGAGTGCAGCAGAATCGCGGGCGGCAAGTTTCACGCCAGCCGCTGCCAATAGCGCAATGTTCCGGGCATGGATAGTTGGGGTTGCTGGAATAATGACGTAGCCACGGTCGGTATCCGGTTCAGCCCACGACAACTCGCCGGGCTCTCCCTCGACGAAACCGCCGTCAGACAGAGCTGAGGTGTCGGCCATGATCAGTCGGAGGGGAGGGTCGCGAGGGACTTACCGTCGCCGATGATCGTGCCGTCCAACATCTCGACAATCCCGAATGGGCCTTCATTGACAGAATCGGGGTCGGCTGGTGTGCTGGCGATGACCTCAGCGGCTTTCTGGGGCTTCGCGGTCTTTCCCTTGCGGGAACGCTTCGGAGCCTTAGCGGGGCGTACAGCGTCTTCGATGATGTACCCGTGTTGCAGGAAAGCTTCACGCAGAACATCGTCACCCTCTAAATCAATCTCAGCAAACCCGTCAATGAACTCAGTTCCAGCAATTCCCTTAGAACGCCCAAGCTGAAACTGGGGGTGAGTGATTCGTGCCATGATGCTCCAATCAGAGATATTGGGATGTGGTGCGAGGCCGCGACAGGGAGGATCTGCCGCGACCTCGCAGGGTCGGTCTAAACGAAGACCGGGAGACCACGCAGCTGAGCGTGAGCCTTCTCGTTGCCGTACTCCAAGCCGATCTCGCCGTACAACTGCGAACGAGTCGCAGAGCCGACCTTGGCCAGAGGCTCTTCAAAGAAGTGACCTTGGCCCTCAACTTCGAGGAAGAACGGTGCAAGCTGCTCAAGCGAAACGATCGCGAGAGCATCCTGCGGGAGCTGGCGGTCCAGCATGATGTTGAGCGTTCCGAAGTCCGTCTCGATCGTGGTGAGGTTCACACCACCCACGTTGCGGGTACCGGCCAGCGGGTCGGACTTCGCGTACGCAGCCGCGTAGGTAGCGGTGAGGTTCCGCTTCTGCGAGGAGTTGCACGCGATGGTGGCGTTGACGACGTCACCGAGACCGCCATTGTCGTACGCCTTCTGGAACAGTCCGTTGTAGGTGTCCAGCACGGGTGCCGTCGTGGAGATCGGGATGACCTTCACGCCGGTGGCAGTGCCGAGGGTGATGGCAGCGCCGCCCGAGGTCGCAGCGACCTTGAACGAAACCGTCGTGGAGACCGACTCGACAAAGTACACCTTGCCGATGACCACCGAAGTGATCGCGTCGCGAGCAGTGAACACAACTTTGTCGCCCACGCTGAGCGCGTGAGTGACAGTGATGACGTTCGTTGCCGTGGTGGCGGTGAGTTCACCGGAACCGTAGATGACACGGTTCGTGGAGATTGCCTGCAACAGACCGCGGGTCTTGCGTGCGGTCGTGTTGTCGGAAGGCTTGTTGTACTCGCCGTTCCAGAACGCGTGGTTCACGTCCTTCGCGACAGCCTTCAGCTCGTTCATGACCTGGTGA